TTGAGAAAGAATATCGTATATGTAATTTGGTACAAATGCACTTTCATTTTTATTCTCAAAAGTTTCGATATGAACACTTCCAGTAACTTCAAGTACTTTAACACCATCTAAATCATTTTTAATCAATACATCTTCTCTAAGCATGAATAAAGCTTGTTCGCATGTCGCTTCTTCTAACTTTGCTTTTGGGAATGTTAAATAATGCCTGATTGTATCAAACTCCGAAAACTGAAGAAAGCTCTGAACCTGATTTGAAAGCCTTGGGAATTCTCTTGATTGATCGACAGAATATTTAATACCTCTGAAGGTGAGATAGTTATCTAAAGCCCTTGTAGCCATTATTAAAGCAATTGATTTATCTTCATCAGTTGCTGAACTCCAAATTCCAGAATTCAAACGTGTTGCAAAGTATTTTTCAGCATCTTCTAAGGAGATGTAAGAATTTGCATCTGATTTTGCTGTTCCATCTTCTATAATAATTTCGATTGTCATAATTCTTTTTCTCTATATTTATAATTGCTTTAACTCTTCTAATGTTCTTAACTTTCCTGTAGACTTATTTACAAGATCATCGAACTTTATTTTTCCATCCTGAATAAGATTGTATCTATTAATCCCTAACGATTGTTTCTGAATCTTTTCAGATTGTTTCATAATCCATTCTCCATATTTAGTATCATCTGTTTGTCCAGCACCAAGTATCTTTCTTGTTCCTCCTGTACCAATAGCCTTATCTTCTCTCAAAGAATAAGCTCTTAACATTTCATTCTGTTTATCATCAGAAAGACCTAATTCTTTCCATGTTTTACATTTCGGCAAAAGAACACATCTACATCTAGGATGTAAAGGAATTGGAGGATGATTTTTTAAGTCATATTCAGTACCATCAAGTGAAGCACACGTTAAACATGTTCCATGACCTGTATTCTTATATCCGTTTTCTAATGTTGCTTGCCATACTACCTTATTGTCTTGTAACAAAGCAGGATTGTTCTTGTACGTTTCTTCCATTGCTTCTACATTAGTTCCATGAACCCAAGTTCTAACCATTGTTGTAGCATTGTCATTTAAAACATCAAACTTAGAACTTAAAGCACTCGAAAGTTCTCTATAAGATTTCCCTTCCAAGATTCCTGAGTTTAGAAATTGTTCTAACTCATTTGTGATAGGCTTTTCATATACTGATTCTACCCACTTTTTGAAGTTCATACTTCCAACCTCTTTATTAAATAGTACTTGTAACATCTCAGGGCTTATAGTCTGTTTTACAACTGGAATTGAATCAAAAAGACTTAAAGTATCTTGATGGTATTTTAAAGTCTTTCCAAATGTTTCAGTTACAGCAGCTTTTGTAGAATCTCCTAAAATCTTATTACAGGTATAGAAAATTGAATTGATTTCATTTAATACTTCTTTCAGTCTCGCTTTTGTAATGGAACTTCCTATCTTCTCTCCAAGCTTACCTAATAGGTCTTCTTGCGCTGTTCTGAGTGTTGGTAACATCTTCTCTATTGTTGCTTTCTCGAATTGAGTAAGCTTGTAATTGAGAATTACTAATCTTTCTATTTCAAATAGTTCTTGATCTGTCATATTCCTTTTTCTCTATATTTATCTTTCGGAATAGGCAATAAAAAACCCTGAAAGTCTTTTTAGAACCTTCAGGGTCAAACAAAAACAAAACAAATGAAAACGATTTATTACTTCTTACACTTCTTTTTACTCATATATTTATATGTTTAAATTATAGGACTGTTGAGTTAGCTTTTGAGATTCTTCAACTGAATCAAAATCTTCAGGAAGGATTTTATTATCCTTTAAGACTTTGTATAGTGTTTCTTTACTAAGAAGATTTTTTATTGTCATATCTTCGAGAGTTTTTATAAGAACATCTGAAATTTCTTCTATGTCAAACTGAGAAGTATATTTAATTTCTATTTCAGAACCATCACCGCCATTTAGTATATCAAAGAAATACCAGCAAAGTTCTTCAGCATCTTCAAGGTTTTTTGCAAACGTGTAGATCAAATTATCTAACTGCTTTCTATCCATCTTCTTTGAAACAGCACTTTCAGCAGCAGCGGTTTCTTTTCTGAAACTCTTTAAAGCAATCTCTCTAATGGAATTTTCTAACTTGTTTATGTTGTTTGTCATCCACTCGAAAGAAACACCAGTAGGTTCAATGTATTTCGCGTCTGAACCTGCTTGATTAGATGCAAAAGCATTTTCAGGAGATTTAACGAATTCTTGAGATTCTTCAGTAGTAACATTAGTCATGAAAAGCATAGGAACAGCACTATTGAAAAGAGAGTAATCTAATTCAGAATCTTTTCTAAAAAGATTTACGATTAGTTCATCTACATCATTTATTGCTGAAACTCCAATAAATGTATCTTTCTTTCTGAAGTAAAATGGAATGATAGGGACAAAGCCTAAATAGTTTGAGCCTTCATCTATCTTAATGACATCATCCTTTCCATTATCTTGATATTTTTCCCATCTATCACTATACCATACTGTATATTCTTTAACTAATTCATAGCCAAGGAAAGCACCTAAAGATTTGTTGTAAACATTTCTGATTACTACATATGGATTGTCAGATTCTAAATCTGCATCAATTACATTTCTACAATCTATGCTAACAAAATATGGTCTATGTCCAGAACGTTTAGCTTCTGCAAGGTTATTATATTCTCCTTTCGGTAATGCTACAAACACATAATGTAATCCTCTCTTTGCTGCATTGTATGCAACATCATAGAAAAAGGTATGAGCATCATTTGAAGCTCTGTCAACATCATCTGCATATGTCAATAATCTATCAGGGAGATTTCTATTAGGATGTTCTGCAAACACTCCATTTACATACGCTTGAACAATAGGAGATGCAAAGTTTCTATAAGAACTTCTTGAAACTCTTATATCAAAAGTTGCTTTATCTTCTAACTTATGTTGTACCAATAGTCTTTTCTTATCGCAATCTTCTTTAACACCTTCTACAAGCAATTCACATTTATTATATTGCTTTAAAGGAAAATTTGGGTTTTCGGTTTCTATATTGAACATTTATTAAGTCTTTTAATATATTTATACTCTGAATTTAGTTATCTCTCGCTTTTTGGCATATAAACGATACCTGATTGCATCGTAAGCATGGTCTTCAGCATCTGTATCAATATCGTCAGGTTTATTGTCATCTATTGGAAGTACCGGCAACGTTCTGATAGTATGTCTACAATTTGAAAAGAAGAATATTCCTGCTTCTTCCATTGGATTTTGTAATCCAGCTTTTAACCTTTGTCTTAGTAATGTTAAACCTATTGCTCTTGATCCAGAACTTTTTTCGGAACTTAACCATCTTACACCTTCTGCTTCCATTTCTGAACCTACAGTAACTCCAATCATATTAGCCCATATCGCATTATCAGCAGGGCCAGGATTTACCTTATAGCTCATCTCATGTTCTGTAACTTTGATAAGCCTTGCTAATTCTCTTGGAGTTAATCTTGTTCCTTTATTTGCATTTGGTTCACCATTCTTATCAACTTCACATGTATAAATTTCATTGATTACAAAAAGTGTACCTTTTGGATAACATTTTATATTTCCTTCTCCATCTTGAAATTCCTCTCCATTACTTTCAGCAAAGTAGAGAACAGCAGAAGGAGCACTTGAACCATGATCTAATGTTCTGTCTATGTACCAACTTTGAGGAATCTTGAAAGGCTTTACAACGTGTAAATCTCTTTCAAAAAGGTCATCTAATGCACCACCAGCAGTAATATCCCATGAACCGGAAAGCCATGCTTTTACCTGATTAGGAGTTCCACTTATTGCAAGTTTGTTTACATATGTTGGATCAGCACTTAATAAATGATTGTTCTCTTGAATGTTTGAAAAGATATGAACTCTCATCAATCCCGATACATCATCTACAATAGGTGTTAATGCAGGAGCTTTATCTATAAAACGTTTCTTAACCCAATTATGACCAACACCAGAAGGATTACAGGTTGCTCTGTATTTAATTGGAACTCCCATCTTAGAACATCTATTTACTGACATCATTTGTAAGTAAAGAGAATCATCTTTCCAGTTTGTCAACTCATCGAAACACACATAAGGGAATTCCTGACCGTGATAGTTATCATAATCTTGAGAGGTTTTTGCAGCTCTAAAAAGTAATTCTTCTCCACTATTCCAAACCCATTTATAAGAAGCAAAGGATTCATGAAACTTTACTCTGTTTCCAAATATCCTAGGAAACCATTCTTTACTTTTTGTTACAATATCGTTTAACTCTTTATACTCACATCTAAAGATTACTCCTTTCCATGCAGCACCAAAACCTTTTTCACAATGTTGAGCATAATCCATTAAAATCGCTATTGTCTTTCCTCCACCTCTAGTTCCATGTAAAAGAACTTCATATATTGGACAAGAAAGGTATGCTGCCTGACTCCCAACAGTTGGTATAAAACCATTAAAATCTTTTAACATTATATATCCTTTTCTCCGTATTTATACTTTTGAGAAAAGGCAATAAAAAAGCCTGTAATTGCTTACAGGCTGTTAAATGAATTGATGTTATTGTTTATTCTTTCGTATCAGTAGAAGCTTTTGTAGCTCCTGCAAACTTCGCCCAGTCTTCCATATTCTTGAATTCAGGGACAATAAGTTTAGTTTCGGTTTTAATAGCTTTTCCTTCTTCTCCTGTAACTTCTGTTCTAGAAAGTTTAGGAACTGTGAATTCTGCAAGTGATATAATCAACTTCAGAGCCTTTTCAGGGTCTTCATTTCCTACTATTCGTAACCAATCCGATAATTCATCTAATTTACCTTCTACAAGTCTTTCAAAGGCTCTTCTGATATCTGTAGTTACTTTATTCTTTACTCCTTTTGGACGGCCAGCAGGGTTTCCTGATTGACCCGGTTTATAACCACCTCTACGCTTTTTTTCTGATTCTGCCATAATGTTTAAGTCTTTTAATGTATTTATAATCCCGAAAGACTTAAACAAAAAAAGCTCCCATTTCTGAGAGCTTTAAAAGGATTTGAAGAACTTGTTAGTCTTCTTTCCAATCAGGATTCAAATATTTACTAAGGTCTTCTCCAGAAGCAATAGCTTCATCTACCCATTTAGGCTTAATGCCTCTTGTAGAACCTGACCACTTTTCTGTTTCGCTCTTCACGTACTTAAAGACCTTTACAGGCTTTGAACCCCTTGGTGCTCTTGTAGAAGTGGAAACCTCTTCTGAACCCTTACCAAATCCTAAGTCTTTAGCAGTGATACCATAATTCTGAATATCCTTCTTCATTTCTGCAATCACATCAGCCTTTTCTTTAGCAATCATTTCAGCAGCTTGTGCTTGAAGAGCTGTAATCTGAGCTTGAATGTCTGAAAGTTTGTTAGCCATATCTCAAAGGGTTTAAAAATTATTATTAGAACTACCAACCCTTCTAATAAAAAACATTTTGTGACTTTTCAAAAGAAGTTTTAAAAATAACTCTAGAATTAAGAGATATTTCTAAAACCTCTCAGTTCTTTAAAAGACTTAAAAGACATTGAAAAAGTATAAAGGAAGGGAAGACTCTGAATCCTGAATAGCCCTGTAAGCTCCATACAGCCCCTTGAAGGGCTTCGAGGTCTTAGACGGTCTACATCATTAGGAAGGGCTTAAAAGAGGCTCAGGAGCAGGTGAAAAAGAGGGGAAATAAAAAATACATGAATACGCTTCGGTCCCTCTTCACGGTACCATGTCAAGGAAAATCAGG